ACAAAAAAACTCGCAATATTCGATGCCTTTGAGATACTAAATCGTATACAAGAGGAACAAGCTTTACTCGAGGGTAAAACTACTGAAGAGAAAAAAGAGAAAGTTTTTAAAGGCTTTGCCGAAGGTAGATCTAAATAATGTACGAACAAACTTTATTCAAAATAATAGAACCCGTAAAAAAGACTACTATAAGTAGACTTAACAAGGGTAAGAAGTGGAGCCGAGGCTATGACAAAGAACATGATATAGTAGTCATTGGTGACACGGGTCAAATAGGTGAAATCTACGAAATACAAGGGTTAAAAATAGCCTTACCCAAACCACCTAAAGACGTCTACTCAAACGACAATAAAAAGTGGGCTCAACTCGCTAAGCCTGATATACTAAAAAAGATAAAAACTATATTTGACTGGAAAGCTTATCCAGAAGAGCAAAAGGATCAGTGGCACGACTATATAGATGAAGAGTTTAATAGACGTGACGGTGGTTTTTGGTTTAATAATAATGGTAAGCCAACTTACATAACAGGTACACACTACATGTATCTTCAGTGGAGCAAAATAGATGTTGGTGCTCCAGACTTTCGCGAGGCTAATAGGTTGTTTTTCATATTTTGGGAAGCATGCAAAGTAGATACGAGATGTTACGGTATGTGCTATTTAAAAAATAGACGATCTGGTTTCTCCTTTATGAGCTCTGCGGAGACGGTTAACTTAGCTACTATTTCAAGTGACTCTAGATATGGAATACTATCGAAGAGTGGAGCTGATGCTAAGAAGATGTTTACAGACAAGGTTGTACCTATATCTATTAACTATCCTTTCTTCTTCAAACCAATACAAGATGGTATGGACAGACCAAAGTCTGAGCTAGCATATCGTGTGCCAGCGAGTAAGTTTACTCGTAAAAAAATAGACACAAACGAAAAGCTAGAAGAGATAAAAGGTTTAGATACTACGATTGACTGGAAGAACACAGGGGACAACAGTTATGATGGTGAAAAGCTTTCACTACTAGTACACGATGAGAGTGGTAAATGGGAACGACCAGATAACATACTCAACAACTGGCGAGTTACAAAAACTTGTCTTAGACTAGGTAGCAGAATTATTGGGAAATGCATGATGGGATCAACATCAAACGCTTTGGATAAAGGTGGTGATAACTTCAAGAAGTTATATAACGACAGCGATGTCACTAAAAGAAACAAAAATGGTCAAACAAAGTCTGGTTTATACTCTCTGTTTATTCCAATGGAATGGAACTTTGAAGGCTTTATTGATGAGTTTGGACAGCCAGTGTTTAGAACTCCAGATGAAGGATGTTATGGACCAGACGGTGAACTAATAGATATAGGTGTTGTTGATCACTGGCAAAACGAAGTTGATGGATTAAAAGACGATCAAGATGGTTTAAATGAATTTTATCGTCAGTTTCCTAGAACAACAGAGCATGCATTTAGAGATGAAACAAAAAATAGTATATTTAACTTAGTTAAGATATACGAGCAAATAGATTATAACGAAGGTATTGGAAGTTCAGCTGTTGTTAATACAGGTAATTTTCAATGGGTTAACGGTGTTAAAGATTCAAAAGTAATATTTTATCCAGATCCAAAAGGTAGGTTTAAGATAAGTTGGGTACCACCTGCACACCTTCAAAATAGAGTAATAGTAAAGAACGGAATAAAATATCCAGGAAATGAGCACATGGGCGCTTTTGGTTGCGATAGTTACGATATATCTGGTACTGTCGATGGTAGAGGATCCAACGGATCTCTTCATGGATTAACCAAGTTTAGTATGGAAGATGCTCCAGCAAACGCTTTCTTTTTAGAATACGTTGCTAGACCTCAGACTGCTGAGATGTTTTTTGAAGATGTGCTAATGGCGTGTGTATTTTACGGTATGCCTATACTAGCAGAGAATAACAAACCAAGACTTCTTTATTATATAAGAAGAAGAGGTTACAGAGGTTTTAGCATGAACAGACCTGACAAGGTTTGGAATAAGCTTTCTGTTGCAGAGAAAGAGATTGGTGGTATACCAAACTCAAGTGAGGATATAAAACAAGCTCACGCTGCTGCTATAGAAATGTATATACAAAGCCATGTTGGTCATTTAGGTGACGGTAGATATGGTAGCTTGTATTTTAATGAAACTTTAAACGATTGGGCAAAGTTTGATATAAATAAAAGAACTAAGTTTGATGCTGCAATAAGTTCTGGTCTAGCTATAATGGCTTGCAACAGACATTTGTACGCGCCTAACGCTAAGGTAGAAAAACCAAAGATAAACTTAAGTATTGCTAAGTATGATAACAAAGGCGGTGCTTCACGAATAATAGAAAATTAAATATGGCTGAATCAACATATAAGAATTATTTCCCTAGTCAAGCTGTTAGCGACTTAGAAAAAATATTACCTGAGTATGGTTTAAAAATAGCTAAAGCCATAGAGAAAGAGTGGTTTGAGTCTAACACGATGGGTAACAATTATTCTAGCAGTAGATATTACAATAACAAAAATACTTTTCACAAACTAAGGCTTTACGCTAGAGGAGAACAAGGTATACAAAAATATAAAGATGAGCTTTCTATAAATGGTGACTTAAGCTATTTAAACTTAGACTGGAAGCCTGTACCTATAATACCTAAGTTTGTTGATATTGTAGTTAACGGTATGAGTGAAAGAGCTTATGACGTTAAAGCATTTTCACAAGATCCTTACGGAGTAGAAAAAAGAACAGACTACATGCAACGTATGCTAGACGAAATGCGTACGAAAGATTTTACTAAGTTTTACAAAGAAACTTTTAACGTAGACTTGTCTACAGTTCCAGAAGATAAATTACCAGAAACAGAAGAAGAGTTAGAGCTACACATGCAGTTAACTTACAAGCAAGCTGTTGAGTTGGCAGAAGAACAAGCTATAAATGTTTTGCTCCAAGGAAACGACTACGACTTGATTAGAAAAAGAGTTAACTATGACTTAACTGTTTTAGGTATTGGCGCTGTAAAAACAGGTTTTAATAAATCAGAAGGAGCTACAGTAGAGTATGTTGACCCTGCTGATTTAGTTTACTCGTACACTGACTCACCTTATTTTGACGATATATATTACGTTGGCGAAGTAAAAGATGTGCCAATCAACGAACTAGTAAAGCAGTTCCCAGAGCTTAGTGAATCAGATATAAAAGATATATTAAATTCTAACAACCAAACTTCTGGTAGATATTCTAGGAAGTATAGTTACGGAAGAGAAACTGACAACAACAAAGTTCAAGTCTTATACTTTAATTATAAGACGTACATGAACGATGTGTACAAAGTAAAAGAAACAGCAACTGGCGCTCAGAAAGCAATAGAAAAAGATGACACGTTTAATCCACCAGAAGAGGCGCAAGTAAACTTCATGAAACTGCAAAGATCAGTTGAGTGTTTATTTGAAGGGGCATTTATAATTGGTACAGATAAACTAATATCTTGGAAGAAAGTAGATAATATGATGAGGTCTAAAAGTGACTTCAATAAAGTTAAGATGAATTATTCTATTACTGCTCCAAGGATGTATAATGGTAGAATAGAAAGTTTAGTTGGTCGTATAACAGGTTTTGCTGATATGATACAGCTTACACATTTAAAGCTACAACAAGTTATGTCAAGGCTTATACCAGACGGTATATACTTAGATGCAGATGGTTTAGCTGAAATAGATTTAGGTAACGGAACAAACTATAATGCACAAGAAGCTTTAAATATGTTCTTCCAAACAGGTTCTGTTATTGGTAGATCAATGAATGAGCTTGGCGAAGGAAACCCTGGTAGAGTTCCAATACAAGAAATATCAAGTGGTAGCGGTGGTGCTAAAATGCAAAGTTTAATTGGCACGTATAACTATTACTTACAAATGATACGTGATACAACCGGTCTTAATGAAGCTCGTGATGGTAGTACTCCAGCAAAAGATGCTTTAGTTGGCGTGCAAAAGTTAGCGGCAGCTAATTCTAACACAGCTACTAGACATATATTACAGTCCGGTTTATTCTTAACTAAATCTGTAGCTGAAAGTTTATCGCTTAGAATATCTGATATAATAGAGTTTTCTCCTACTAAAGAAGCTTTCATACAAGCTATTGGTGCTCATAACGTAGGTACTCTGGAAGAAATGTCTAACTTGCACTTGTATGACTTTGGTATATTTATAGAGCTAGCTCCAGATGATGAGGAAAAGCAATTGCTAGAAAATAACATACAACAAGCTTTAGCACAAAACAGCATAGACTTATCTGACGCTATAGATCTTAGAGATATAAAAAATGTTAGACTAGCTAATCAACTATTGAAAATCAGACGTAAAAAGAAAATGGATGATGACCAGAAGCGTCAACAAGAAAATATAAAAGCACAGTCTGACGCTAACGTTCAAGCACAACAAGCCGCGGCTCAAGCAGAAATACAAAAGCAACAAGCTATAATGCAGATGAATGCGCAAATGGAACAGATAAAAACTGATTCAAAAACAAAGATTATAACTCACGAGGCTAACGTTAAAAAGCAGTTGATGGATCATGAGTTCCAGATAAACATGCAGCTAAAACAAGTAGATCTTGAGACTGTTAGTAAAAAAGAAAAAGAGAAAGAAGATCGTAAAGACGATAGAACTAGAATACAGGCTTCACAACAAAGTGAACTTATAGAGCAAAGAAAAGCAGGTACTCCACCTAAAAACTTTGAGTCATCAGGTAATGATATAC